CCGCTCCAGCTCCTCCTGGTTGGCGGTCAGGTGAGGGAAGGTCACCTCCACCACGTATTTCTGGTCGGTCTCCTTCACCACCGCCTCCACGCCGCAGCCCGCAATGTTGTCGTTGATGGCGGACAGGGTGAAGCTGCCGGTTCCGATGCGCAGCAGAGCGGTGAGGGCGCTGCGCAGCTCCTGGGTGGTCTGCGCCACCGGCTTGTTCCGCAGCAGCTTCAGATAGGCGGAAATTCCCTCGTCCTGAGCGGTAGCCAGATTCATCTCCCGCTCCAGTACCTCCAGCCGGTCACTGATCTCATCCAGCTGAGCGCCGTAGCTGTCCAGTTCCGCCCCGTTGATGCTGTCCTCCAGCTGATATACCCCCAAAGGGGAGAGCAGCGCCTTCAAATGCTCGCTGTAGCTCATGACTCACCGTCCCATTCCGACACGGTGAGGGTTCCCAGCACCGGCAGCACATCCTGTTGGGCGGCAATGTCCTTGTTGGGATCCAGCAGGGAGCAGTTTTCCACCCCGTCTACCTGGAACGCCAGGGCATACAGCTTGCCACGGGAAATACCCTTTCCCAGCAGCGTGCCGTTAAAATAGTCGGTGATGACCTGCCGCACCTGGGGAAGAACCTCGTCCGGGTCGGCGGAGTCGGACACCTGCACCAGCAGATTCACGGTCACTTCGGTGGTGGTAGGGGAGAGCACCTTCACGTCCACGGCGATCTCCCGCTGGTCGTCAAAATAAGTCTGCACCTGATCCACCAGGGTCTGAGTGGGAACCCCATCCTCGCCTACGATGATCACATCCACCGTGCCAAGGCCACGGTTTCGCCCAATGACGGACACCGCCGCCACTCCATCGAATTCCAGGGCAGCCTGCTCATAGTAGGCGGTGTTGGCTCCGTTGCTCATTCTGGCGTAGGTAGCCAGCACCCGAGTCCGCAGAGCATCGTCGTCCTCCTCGTCCAGTCCGCCCTGGAAGGGCTCCGGATTGGTGCAGGCGCTGATGCCCACCGGCGGAACGGACATGGTGAGAACCGTTCCTGCTGCCACATTGCCCTGGCTGCCGGATTCCACTGCCTGAGCGGGCACGTCCACCTGGCTGAGCCCCGCCTTCAGCGTGGCAGCCTGAGTGGTTTCAAACTGCACCAGTCCGGCGGTCATGCACACCGTTCCGGCGGGAATGTCCAAATCGGTGGCAGCGGCCTGATCCACCAGAAAACGGATGGAGCCGGTGGCGGTGGCAGCGCTCTTTCGGCTCAGCCCTCGCATCTGAGCGTGGTTGTCCAGATAGGTTCCCGTGGCAGTTTGGGGAAAGCACTGACCCGTCACCCAAAGGCACTGGTTGTACAGCGCCTCCAGCTGAGCTGCCACCGCATAAAAGCGAATGGAAAGCTCGGTGGAGGGGTCACCGGTGAGTCCGGCTCGCCCTTGAAAGTCGGCGGAAAGCGCCGCATAATATTCCTCTGTGGTCAAAAAAGTTCCCTCCTTTTCATTGGTTCACATCCAGCTCTGCCGTCAGCGTCTCTCCCTGCCAGTCCATCGTCACTGCAATGTGCAGAGAATCCTCACTGATGGTGGTCAGGGTCACACCGGTGATGGACAGGTCGGTTTCGTCGGATAGAGCCTCCTGGATGTATTGCTTGGCCTGTGCCTCCCGCTGAGCGGGAGAGTGGCGAAGCAGCTGATACAGCTGGCTCCCCAGCTCCGGCAAAAGCGGAAACCCACCCCGCCGAGCGGTGAGTTTTAAAAGCACCTGCTGCAAAACCTCTCCGCTGCCGGAGAGGGAGGAGAGAGCGCCCTGACTGTCCGGCACGTAATCTCCGTCCTTTAAAAGCAGCGTCATCCCCTCGCCTCCTTTGTCACCAGCTGACCCTGAACCTCAATGGTTCCGTCATTTCTCAGGGTGATGGAGGAACCCTTGCTGGCAAGGCGAAGCTCTCCCGGGTTCAGATCGTCGGTTTCCGTACAGAGAGCCCCTGCCACGCAGGGTGTACCCTCTGTACCCAGCCGAAGGAGGAGCACCTGCGTGCCCACCTCCGGTTTCCAGGCCACGCCACCGGGAGAGTACAGGTTCAGCTGCCGCCATTCTCCGCCGCTGTAGGCTGCCAGAGAGGAGCCGGACAGGGTGACAACGCCGCTGTCAGCGGCAGCCTCCTCCGGCCTTACCTGGCTGTTCTGTTTGGTGATCCACATAGATCCTCTCTCCTTTCTAAATCAGGGCACTGGGCGCCATCAGCGTCAGCTCCGTCCGTGCGCCGCCCTCGTCCAGACACACCTTGCTTTCGCTGATGCGCCAAGTGCCGTCACAGCCTGCCTTGTTCAGCTTCACTTGAACCAGCTCTCCCGGCCAGCCCCAGAACAGCTCTGCCACCGTCACCTCCAGGGTGAACCGCTCCTGCTGGGATTTCTCCAGCTGGTAGGTTCCGGAGTACCGCAGCGCCTCAAAGGCTCCGTTGCTGGGCATGGTCACCACCTGCTGAGCGTGACCGCCCTGGGAAACGAAGGTGGAATTGGTCACCGTGGTGGCGTAGGTCTGATTCTTGCTCTGCACCAGCACCGAGGACAGGCAGCCGTACCGCTTTTCCCGGTATTGCAGACTGAGAATGGGCAAGCTGCTGTCCAGGGTGCGGCTGACCTCCGTGGGAAATTTGGAGAGGAGCAGCCGACCCTGCCGGTCAAACCGAGGAGTCACCCGGCTGTAATACTGAGCGAACTGATAGAGCACGCTCCATTCACTGGTTCCGCTGGAAATGGAAAATCCCGGCACGGCGGATAGGTTCCCGGCATCCGCCACTGTGATGCCGTGGCAGGTCACATGATCCCGCAGGAGCATAGCGGTGGTGGCAGTGCCGTAGGTTTGGGCGGGAGATTGGTTGTCCAGCAGGCGAGCAGCCATCCCTCGCCCGGAAACCTCCACAACGATCCCGTCCTCCCCCCATTCCAGGTGATATTCGTCCACCACGCCGGTGAACACCCGCTGACCGTCTTGGCTGGCGAAAAATGTCACGGCCTTGTGGAGCTGAGCCGTCACGGCGCTGTTTCCCACAAAGCGCACCCAAAACGCATCGCAGGGCACGCCGGCGGTGTAATTCAGCTCCCAGGCCAGCAGCACCGGCAGGGTGTAGGTCTCGCCGGTGTATAATTTTACGGCGGCGGTCATTACGCCACCCTCAAAACCTGACCCACCTGAATGAGATTGGGATTTTTCAGGCTGGGATTCAGGGCGGAAATGGCCGCCACCGTGGTGGAATACTTCCGGGCAATGGCCCAGAGGGTGTCGCCCTTCACCACGGTGTAATACTGGGTGGAGGAAGTGGAGGTCGAGGACGAGGTGGAAGCGGAGGCGGCTTTCGTGACGGTTCCGTTGCTCTGGCCGGAGTAGCCGGTATAGTTCTCCCAGAAGGTAAAGGAATATTTTACATAGTCCGCTCTGGGCGCCTCCTCCAGCTCCAGCTTAACCAGATAAGCGCTGGTGGTGCTCCAAATGGGGTGTACCAGCGCACCAGGGGTTCCCTCATAGAACAGCGCCGCCAGCTTTGCAAAGTTTCGATAGGCATCCGACCCGGTAAACACCCCTTCGCCCTCCATGACCCGCCGGGTCACGCCCAGGTCTTGCAAGGTGTATTTGCCAAAGGGAACCTTGTTCACCGCCATGACCCGCTGGAAGGTCACGTGGTAGGTGGAGGGATTGTGGGGCCAGGTAAAGGTTTTAAATTTCATTGGGGTCAGTTCCAAACTCCATTCTCCTTTCGCTTAGTATAGAGGAAAGCCGTTGTCATATCGCCGGGCATCCCGTTCCATCATCCGATCCAGGGCGGAAAGGCTCAGTCCCGAACTGCCCTGGCTCTCCTGGACGATCACCCGTTCCAGCGGCGGCGCTCCTGCGCTCTGCTGGAAACCGGAGAGATTGTCCGTTCCCGCCGAAATAGGGGAGGAGAAGCCGCCGGAGCCCACCCGCTGAACTGCGCCAAAATTCGTTCCAATCGGGAGGGTTCCCGCCTGAGCGGCAGTGAGCCAAGCGCTGACCGCCTCCTCCACCGCCTGACCGGTGCGCTCTGTGGCGGCGGTCTTCTCCAGCTGTCCGGCGGAGCGTTTTGCCGCCGCCAAAGAGTCCAGCACCTCCGCCAGACGATCCGCAGTGTTCGCTTCTTCGGCGGCGTTTTCTGGCGCTGCATTCTCCAGTTCCGCAGACTCCTCAGGGGAGGAGGTGTGCTCCTCCCCATCGGTAGCCATGGAAACCGGTTCGGCGGTTCCTGCCTGGGCGAAATCCCGGATGGAATTCTGGGTGAACTCCTGAGCCAACGCCTGAGCGGAGGAAACGGCTTCCGTTCCACCGCCTAACGCCAGCAGCAGGGTTAAGAGATCGGTCATTTCACCGCCTCCTCCCGCAGCTCCTCAAATCGCTTGGGATCAAAGGCCGGGTTTTCCGCCTGGCACTCCTCCAAAGAAGCGCCGCAGCAGGCACAGCGCTTTTTCTGGGCTCGCTGGCGGCAGCTGGGACACAGGTGGGAGAGCTCCTCCTCTTCGTCCAGAATCAGATGGAGGAGGCAGTACAGGTAGTCCCGTGGGTGCATCTCCCTCACCCGCTCCTCGGTGGGCAGAGCGTGAAAGGCCTTCTGCACCTTCCACCGCAGCCGAGCGGCGGAGTCTCCTCTCAGCTCCTCCAAATAGCCCTCCGTGTCCAGCTCTTGGGTGTCCATCCCAGGGTCACCTTCCCGGCAGAGCTGAGCCAGGGTTTGAGAAAGGCCTCCGATCTCTCCGGGCGTCAGAGCGGCCAGCACCGCCTTTCCACCGGAAAACGCCAACCCGGACTCATTTCTCAGCACCTTGGCCAGCACACAGGCGTTGGAGATCAGCCCTTCTTCGGCGGCATCCTGGGCGGTCAGCGCCGCCTCGCTTTTCGCCTCCAACACCTGGGCGGCGGTTGGGGTTTGGAGAAACAGCCGGTGACCGCCCACCGAAACCTCCACCTGAGGCAGGGAGCGAAAGAGAGCGTCCATGGGCTTCTCCATCACAGGCTGACCTCCATCCGCTTGGCAGCCACCAGGGTGACCTGCTCCAGCACCATAGCACCCAGCTCACCGCTTTCGCTGATGGAGCTCCACCGGCAGCCGGAGTAGATGATCTTTCGATCCGGCTTGCAGATCACCAGGGAGAAGTCATCCAGGTCGTGGAACCGAATGCCGTCAGAGATGGCATCCTCGGTGGCATAGAGCCGAGTCAGCTGGATGGTGTGGCTGTCCGCACCGCCGATGGTGCCCACTGGGTCACTTTGACCAAAGGCCTGCACCGAAATGGTGTCACGGGTGCTTTTGGCGGAGTAGCTCTGGA